CATTAACAACATAGTCACCAGAGTTGTCGTATGTTCTCTTAGCCATAGCATCATTGATATATGAATACTGTGTGTTGGCTAGATATGTCTTAACACGTCCTGCTTCGATGGTGAATAGAGTTACGAAGTTCTGAACATCTACAGTATCATCAATACCGACAACCTGTAGTTCTGGATTTAGTCTTAGACGATCAGCACCTGGTGCAGAGAAGTTTGATGCCTCCTGTGCAGGATCTAGTAGTGATGCGTCGGATGATGATGTTACAATTTCTTCTGAAATGTAGAAGCCAACTCTTGCGGTTGGGTTTGGGTTGTAACGATCAATAACGATTGACTGTTCTGGGAAAGCAATAAAGTGGTTCTTAGCGAATAGAACACCTGATGTAATAGTAAAGCGTGAACCAACGCCAGTATTTGCAACAGCGTCGGTGCTCTTAACAACTACACTATAAGTTGCACCATTTACGTTTGCTCTTAGTGTTTCACCTGGCAAGAATACCTTTTGAGTAGGATTAGTTGGTGAAGCTGATGTATAAGCAACGTATAGTGTTTTAGAGTTTGCGGATGACTGAACACCGTCTAGTGTCTGAATAAGTTGTGCTGTAATGTTCGATGTAACGCCAGTAATCTCAAGGCGAGTATTACCATTTGCTTTGCCTTGTTCAATTAGAGTGTTCCATTCTGACACACTAACAGTGTTACCAGTTGAATCCGTATCATTGATCTTAACGTAACGAATAGCACGACCAGCATTTAGACCATCGTTAGTTTCTAGGTAGAATGCGCCAGGGAGAACGATTGTACCATCTTTGAAGATATTGCGACCAAAACGCTGAATTTGTTCCTGTAGGGAAGTCTGAATCTGTGTTAGTTCTCTAGCCTGGACTGCATAGCCTGGCTTGAATAGGATTCGATAGAAACCCTTATTAGCATCATAATCGTCATAATAAGGTGTAACGTTAAAGTCTGTGGTTAGCGCAGTTGTGTTAGCAGTATTTGCCATTTTCTATTCTTTCCCTTAGAAACTTAGTAGGATTTTGTATTCTTCGTTCTGGTCAATTGAACGTTCGATTGGTACTATATTATCTATATATAATAGTTTTCCTGAGTATGGTAGCATTTCAGGATTTAGAACCGAGTTAACGTAACGTGATGTGGTTGATGTTGCACCGATTAGCAAATCGGATGTAGGAACGCCTCTTACATTAGTAAGTTTGATTGTAACGTTAGAGTAATCCCAAGCAGCCACAATGCCTCTGAATGTAGAATTGGCTAGGCTAGAACCCTGATATACCCATTCATCTTCATAGTAGTTTGTAGTAACGGCTGATTCGGCCATTGTAATTACTGTCAACTGTGATACGGCAGCATTAGACATAACTTTTGTCTCATCGAAGTTACGTGGATCTTCAATGATAGCAATCTGTCTGTAATCATTTTCTACAGATAGAACACCACCTTCTTGGTTTTTGATAAGAGTATCAATCATTAGATATGATCCGCCTAGTTCATATAGAGGATCTGATCCATGGCCGCCTGGTGGGTTAATAATTACTCTTGCATTAGCACCGGATCCGACAGATGAACTAATAGTTACATTTGCTAAGGTATATCTAGCACCTTTATTGTCAATGGTAATAGAGTCAATTTGTGAAGTGGTTGTATTGCGTGTAGCGAATGCATTGGCGAACAAACCATCACCAGCAATATTTACTGAAATCTGATTTGAAGTATATCCCGAACCTCTGTTGGTGAGAATAATGCTATTAATAGCACCATCAACAGCACCATCTTGAACTTGCCACTGTAGAGTGTTATCGTCAGTAGCTAGAGTTTTAATAGGCATGAAAGAACTAGTCAAAAATCTTTGCTGATCTTCTGCACTCAAGCTATACATATACTTCCAGATATACTTGTCTGGTGTCTGGAACACACCTGCTGGATTTGTTGATGATGGTTTAGCTGTAGAAGCAGCACCATAATTGTTTGCAATGCACTTATAAACATTGAAATCATCAGTGAGAACATAGAAGGCTGTGTTTGGATTCTTTAATGATCTAGAATCCGTAAGATGATCGTAAGCAACATAAACGGTATTGTTCGACCAATCAAATCTAGGAACAACATGTCTCATGTCGTTTGATGTTAGTCTCTTTCCACCAACCATATTATCCCATACTTCATAAACACTAGCTTCGGAAGTATTAGCTTGTGGTGGGCTGATATCGTTTGTCCATGGCTGCACTCTACCAAATGTCAGATATAGATTAGCGCCTGATGGTTCTGAAACCGATTCACGAAACTGTTTAGCAACATAAATGCCAAAATCTTTAGAACGAACTGAAGCCATTATTCTCTCTCTTTAGATAATATTTATAAGCCGTATCTACGGCGGTCTCTATTGAATAGTGTTTGAATTTCGTTGTTTGAAAGCACTTTATTATATATCTCAACAGAAGCAATCTTGCCTTCAAACGGTAGAGGTGGTGTGCCGCTGCGACGACCAACCATTAGTTGTTGTGTAGAGTCAGTGACACCAGTTGATGTTCCTGTCGACATGGACATAAAGGCGCCGTTTGAGTAACCACGGATATTAATACCGTCATATGTAAATGCAACAAACTGCCAGCTATTATTTGCTAGACCTGTTGTGATCACTAGTGAGTTATCAGCAGACGATGGATAGATATCAATCGTTGGGTTGCTGCCGTTCATATACAATTCATATCCTGAGGTTGACTTATCACTCTTTGTTAGAATTGTCTTATATGCTAGAACGTTTGACTGATTTACCCATGCAGCAACCGAAATGACGTTTGAAACATTCATAGTATTGGCATGTGACATGATAGCACCACCATTACTGTAGATACCCATTACACGCAAGCCAGCTGATGCAAAGTAAGTGTTAGCTTTGAGATTGGCGTATTGCTGAGTATTAGCAGCATTGTACCAAATGTTCTGAGTATCATATATCACGTTGCCAACATTGGCTGCGGTGTTTGTTGTTCCTCTTCTTGTGTCATATGTTAGATATGCAAAGTTTCCTGTAGGAACATAACTTGAGCCATTTGATGTAGCAAATTTTAGAATTAGATTTTGATATGCAATGTCTGTTGTGATATATGTGTTAACAACATTGGCTGCCACGTTGATATCATATCTTTCGGTTTCACTTCTATAAACATGCTGACCGAATAGCTTCATACCAGCAGGATGTGAAAGTTCTTTGATTGACTTTCTGTATTTCTCAAGCGATGTGTCAGACTTAATGACATATGAATAAGGCTGATAATAATCACGATCCTGTAGGAAGTTATAGCCAGATAGATGACCATCATCATTGACATAACGGCCTGGGTATGTATAGATACCAGTGATAACTGTAATATCTGCTTGTGCTAGTCCGTCGCCCTGTGTAGAAAGATTTAGAGTTGTGTTTGGTTGATATCCAGCACCACGAGATAGAACACGCAACTGCTCAATACCACCAATGATATTTGATGTGGCTTCAAGTAATTCACCGTCACCGATAATTGCCACCGCTTGAACATTCGCACCATATGCATTGACGTTTTGTGAGATAACAGAAACGTTAGGTAGTGCAGACTGTATATATCCTGAACCGCCGATTGTGTAACCTGTGCGAGGTGTAAATGATACTTGCTGGATTGAACCATTGGAATCGACGATTGTAACGACACCATTAGCACCTTCACCATAATATCCATATCTGTTATTGAACTCTAGAATATCACCGACAACATAGCCGAATCCACCGTTTGCAATTTCCATTCTACCAAGAATACCCATAGAACGAACAAAGGTATTAGAGAGAACGTCAACTGATGGTAGTTCGTAATAACCTAGACCTGGGTTTGTAATCTTAACAGAAAGAACAGGACCGCAGTTTGCATACTGCCAATATATCATAGAATTGGCTACTACTGTATTGGCGTTAGGCTTCTTATAGATATCGAAAGAGTAACCACCAATATTTCCTGATAGTGCTGGTGATACTGTAATAATATTTGATTTTGTATTACTACTAGTAATTGTAACAAACTCATTGTTAGCCATGATAACGTCACCAGTCTCAAAATAAACATTTGAATTAGATGCCCAATAATCTAGGTTAACAGTTGTTGCAGGACCGATACCTGTCGAGATAATGAGATTTGATGTATTGACATAGATGTTAGCCATATTGGTATAGGCTTCACTCTGATTAACGTTTAGAGTGTTTGCGATTACATTATTAGCAACATCGATAATTCTAGTACCGATAATATCATAGCTAGAAGGATGATATGTCTCGTCCTCATTAACAACGAAGATGTTAGCAGCGGCGTCACGACCACCACCGCCAGTGAATAGCAATGCGTCGTTTGCTCTAAAGCCAGCACCTGGTAGAGTAACCTCAACCGATCTAATCTTACCTTCAAGATATGCTCTAATAACTTTAGAGATAACGACAAGACCACCAGAACCACTATTACTACTAATAGGAACAGCAGAACCTTGAACGTATCCTGAACCAGGGTTTGTTACTGTAACGGTGTAAATCTGACCAGAGAATAGATTACAAGACAGTCTCTTGACTAGGCCGTTGTCATCATAGAACGTGAAGATTTCTTCACCGTTTTCAAAGTCCTGTTCAACTGCGGAAACTTTAAGTTCTGTGACTAGAACACCGTTATCATAATACTGATCGGCAGTTTCAACGGTACAAGTAGAATTAGAATTAGCACCACGAATTGTTCTACCGATAAACAGAGAATATGCAGAACTGTTGGCAACATTATCGACCGCAAAGTCTTTAACGTTTAGTGATCTTTCTACGAACCATTTACCATCTGACGCACGAAGAATATCATCTTTAGGATAATAGAAATCAATATCCTGGTTATACAGGGCTCGCATAAGAAAGCGAATTGACTTCTCTGAACCACGGGTACGATAAAACTCCTTGGCATGTTTTAGCAACACGACCTTATCAGCTAGAATACTGTCAGGAATTAGTGCTGTGTAATTATCGTATAGCTTCTGTAGGAAGGCATGATAGTCACTTTCTTCTTCAATATAATGTTCTTCACCTTCTTGTATATCATGATCGATATCCATCTTGATTTCATCAATATCAAGAAAGCGAGGAAAGTTTTTAGTGACATACTGTAGCTGTCCGTCTTGTTCTAAGAACTTATAATAATGCTCCATGAATTGAACAAACAACTCATGGTCGGCTCTGACGAAATCAGGTACCTGTGACTTAACTAGTATAGATGTTTTGTTATCGATTTTATCGGTCATGCTGTTTCGGCTACCATGTCTAGCTGAATTGCCTGTATGTTGTTAGTGTCAATAGCGAGAATACGATTTCTCAGAGGAACAATAACGCCCTGTTCAGGAACAACGTTAATTGTAAGAACGTCTTGATCATAGAAATCGTTTGCTGGCATTGAAATAGGTGTCAATGTATCTAGAATAATTTTACCAGTTAGATAATCAATAGTGCCTGCTGCTGCATTAACGATAACCTTTTCACCGTTTGGCTTATAGTAATATGTTCTTAGTGTTCCTGTTGTTGATCTTAGGTTAACTGCTAGAACTGCGCCAGAACCCTGACTGTCGGTAATCTCAACGAACGCTCTGGTGTAATTAATACCAGGGTTTATAACTCGGACAGAAACAAAACGTCCATTGACGATGACTGGCTCAACTTCACCACCAGAACCGTCACCAGTAATTGTTAGTGTTGGTTTGCTAGTATAATTAACACCAGGATTTAGAATTGATACCGAATCAATACCAGTATAGGACTCTGGAGTTTCTTCAATGAATACGTCACGCTGAATAGCTGCGGAGTCTTTTACTTTAAGAGTTGGATATGTGTTTAGCTTGAACGCATAGTCACCCTTACGAAGCGGTGTGTTAAAGCTAATAACATATGTATTAGTTCCGCCAATCTCCATCTTGACACGGCGTTGTAGGAAGATATCGATATCAGAAGATGTAATAGATGCTTCTGACTGTTCAATATAATACTGCATCTTAGACAACTTAAAAGTTGATTTGAATGTGTATAGTTCCTGTGTGGCGTAATTGTAGATAGCTTCTTTGATTAGATTTAGAATTTGCCCTTGTGTTCTAGTTGTCAAGTTAGGATTATATCTAACCTTACCACGAATAAGAACGAATGCATATTCAGGATCGACGATATCTGGCTTAACAGTTAGAACGTTGCGATTTTCAACAAGGCTATTTTTAATTGTTTCTTTTTCTAGATTGGTTAGTGTATAATAACCCTTGGTCTTGAGAGACATGAACACTTTACCATATACGATAGGATCATTATCTTCACCACCCCAAACAGAAACAGCTTCAATGTTAGGGAAGTCTTTAGTAACGAGTGCTTCATAGTCACCAGAGGTAACAGCACGATTTTGTGAGGTGTAATAGTTAGTAGAACGGAAACGAACCTGTTCTACCGTTTCTTTATCAGAACCACCAGCAGAGGCGCTTGTTACTGTAACTCTAACATTGCTACTGAATCCTGCGATACCGTCAGCGTCAGATAGACCAATTCTTGAAATATTGTTGCCTCTAGGACCTACAGTATCAAGATAAGTTGCAATAACGATAGAGCCGTTAGAAGGTCTCTTACCGATGTAGTTATCACCAAAATAAACTGTGTAATATGAGTCCTGATCTTCTTCGATGAAATATACCGTAGAGTTAGCTTGAATTTCTGAAATGTCAGCGGCTAATACATATTCAGTTGTGGTAGTATTTGATGCGGACTCCTGAACTGAAATAGTTAGAGTTGATGTATCGACGTTAGAAGATGGAATCTGAAAGCGTCTTGATGTGTTATTAGCCAGCACTGGGAACTGCATTGTAACAGCCTCACCCTGTCTAACAACTACATTGCTGAACACAAATGAACCGTTGCTCTTATATGCGGTATTAGAATGTATTGCAACGAATGGGTAATTAACTTGTTCCTTATCAGCACCAAGAAAGGTTGTCCATTTGTCTAGTGTAATATAATTGATGATCTGATCTTCATCGGGACCTGGTGTGACAACAACATTTACCATAGCCTCTGCACCACGCATAGACATAGGCACATAGTTGATCACCTTGGCGTGTGATACGATGTTCTTTCTAAGCTGCGCCGTATCAAGAAAGGCTTCGTTAGCAGCCATATTCAAGTAATATGAATTGTAATAGGTATTGTATGCCAGAATGTCTAGCATTACAGACATACCAGAACCCTCAAAGTCATAATCTTGAAAAGTATTCTGACTGCGGAGATACTCTTTTAGATTATTGCGAATAGAGAAGAAGTCTAGATCCGCAACTCTAAGTATATTGTTGGAACTTGCCATGGCTCTTAACGAATCCTTTCAAGGAATATTGTTGTTGTTACTGGTAGGTCTCTATTCAGAATAATATACTGCAAGCGAACATTGAACCCGTTATTATCAATATCAGCGGTTACATCAACTGCCTGTAACTTAACTCGTGGCTCAAAGTTCTCAATACATAGTTTAATGGCCTTCTGTAACTGAATAGCAGTAAAAGAGGTCATTGGTTCAAATAGTAATCTTCTAACATCAGAACCAATATAACTCTGAAATGGGCGCTCATTATAGTTAGTCAATATTAGATTACGAACAGCACGTTTAATTGACTCATCACCCACCTTGCGGGTAACGTCATTAGTTGATGGATTTCTGAAAAAATCCAAATCAAGGTCTGAATAATCTGGCTGTCTATTTACCTGATTGACTGACATAGAGGTCCTCTAGTTTATTATATTTATGCCGTTCTATCAAGAGCATTGATCCAAGCGGAAGCGTCGGCTTCTGCCTGTGGCTGATTTGCTCTAGTTGCTTGTCTATCTTGAATACCAGTTGCCTGATCACCTGTTAGGAAGTTAAATGATAGCTGCCCAAGACCACCGAAGGCCTGGCCGCCGCCGCCTGCTAGGTTCAATAGACCACCAAGTGGATCAATATTAACACCAGATGCACCACCTACAACGTTAGTGGTAGCGGTAGCATTACCGACTGTAGTGCCACTTGAGCCTTCAATAGCAGCATGACCCTGTGCAATAACGTGGGTATCTTGTTGTGACTTAACTTCAATATTCTGTTGTGCTTGTGCCGAAATAGAACCAGCATCGGCTTTCATTTGAATACCACCTGACTCCGACTTAGTAGTAATGTCTTGCTTGGCGGTTGTAGTAATACCTTTATTAGTAGATTTTGTGGTGATTTCTTCGTCGGCGGTATGATCTGTCTTACCATCTTTGTGCATAATCTTAACTTCTTTACCACCGCTGGCATACTTCTGATCTGCCTTACCGTCTTTTGTTTCGTGGTACATATCACCCTTTTCGTTTAAGAATGACATATCACCTTCGTTAGTAACGGCAGCATGTAATCCAGAAGCACCAGCCAAGAATGTTTTATCACCCTGTGAAGCAACCGTAGTGGCACCTTTAGAAACATATGCCTGTCCACCTTGCGCCTGATAACTGATAGATCCTTCGATCTTCTTATTGACGTTCTTAGCTTGTGTGTCCATATTGCCACGAATGGCTCTATTCATATTTTTACCAGTAATGTTGATATCACCCATAACAGATAGATTGTAGTTCTTATGACAGGTGACGTTATAATCACCATATACTCTCAATGATGCATCACCCTTGACTGTGATATCTTGAGCACCAGAAATAGTCATACGATTTTCACCGAATGTTATTTCATATTTACCGTTGTGTGCTGTAATGTGTAGAGAACCATCTGGATGAAACTGAACCGCTGAACCGCCTC